GCAAATTTCATTCCCATTTCTTTTCCAAATTTCGTATTGCTCATCATGTATTGACCGTTTTCGCTCGCCCACTCTCTGTACGCTTGGTAGAGCGTTTTTGCTTTAACAGATTGATTAATGCCTGTCGTGCAGCACTCGTTGATAAATAATGCTGTCGCGTCCATTTCTTCTCGATACTCTTTACTCGCACCTTCAACGACTGCTGGACGTTTTAGTCCGTCTTTTTGCCATTTTAAGCAACCTTCAACAGCCCAGTTTAGTATGCCCATCGCCTCGCGTTGTAATTTGTATTTAAGCGAACGGTCTACCTTATGGTCTGGAATCTGAACCGCAAACGGTATTAAGTTTAACCGCCTCCAAATCCCATCGTCGGTCCCTCGAATGATTGGCTTGTGGTTAGTGGCGAGCCACAGTTTGAATTCCGGGTTGAACTCGAACTCTTTACCGTACAATTGCCTTGCAGTGACCTTGTCGCCCCCTGTGAGCTGTTTCACAAGTCCCTCATCTAAACGGACACCTTCGTTGGGTTCGCTTGATGTAACGAAACGTGAGCCCTTTAAACGGGCAATGTCAGTATTCGCTCCGCTGTTCTGCTTAACCATGATTGTAGATGCTTGCATGTTAGTCGCGTAGCTGCCTAAAATATCACTGATTGTTTCTAAAAATATTGATTTACCATTCCGACCGTTTCCGAAAAGGATAAACATTGACTGTTCTTCAGTAGAGCCAGTCAGCGAGTAGCCAACCGCCTTTTGAACGTATTCAATCAATTCATTGTCGTGGTCGAATATCTCATCAATGAAATCCATCCACTGCGGACAATCAATTTTGTTAGTGTATTCAACATCTGATATACGAGTGAATAATTTATCTTTGTCATGATCGTTTAAATCGCCTGTGATTAAATCTAGGTAACCGTTTTGTGTGTTAAACAATGTTTTCTCGCTATCAAATTCTTCAGGTAATACTGCTGTACGATGCTCTATCTCTTTCAATATATTATTTTTCGATGTAGTACTACGTGATTTCTTGATGTGCTTTTGAAATGATTTTTGAATTTCTTCATCTTCTTTTTCATCGCCTGTAATAAATACTTTTTCACGTTTCATGTTGTCCACGACTGTGTCAGCCATTTTTCGAACAATGCCTGTATTGTCGACTTGCCACGATTTTCCGTCATAATAGTAGAATGTTTTATCAATGTACGAGTAACGAACGTATCCGTCGTACTGTTCTACAAAACGGTCAGCGTTTCCAGTGTCGTCATAACTGAAAAAATTAGGCTTTTTCTTTTGTTCATCTATTTTTACATGTATCGCAAAATCATCGTCTGCTTTTTTTGGTTGATATATGTTGCGACATTCAAAGATTGCTTTGTTTAGTAGCTCTGTTCCGTAAGTTGTGTTTTTTCGTTTGCTGTCCCATTTCTCTCGCATCAGCGATGAACTTCTAAAAATGCTGTCCATCACTGAAAAATCTCTACCCGACCAAAATGCCAAGTCGTTTGCAAAAGCTAAGTCCGCCTCTGACTGTGACGAATAGAACGCGTCCCATCCACCGTTTAAACATAATTCGAAACGTTTACCCGTTTTACTTCTAAGAGCCTTTTCAATCACTTCTGATTCGGTGAGTGAGATAGTGCGCTCTGTTTTTTGTTGCAACGGGAGTGGTGTTACGTTCGTTGCAGATCCGATGTATTTATCATGAAGTAGTTTTATCTGCTCTGTGCAGTCTGATAGTTTTTTAAACTGTTGCGACACAATATGACCTGTGACTACAAAAAAGCGGCCCTCTTCGTAAAATTCGTAATTACCTTTCCTACGTCCACCCTCGGGTAAAGTTCCTTTACATAGTATGTGGATACCTGTGTTCGAAACTGAATATTCAGCATAACTTCTAAGCGTATCAGTGAATTCACTGACAACATTATTGTCAGTGTCTCCGCCCAGGTACATCGTTATGTCTTCTTTTGCATTATCAATATCAACTCCGAAAATGCCATTTCCTAGCATGAAACCGATGCCGGCGAACTCACTGCTTTTTTTAAGAGCAGTGTCAAAGTCCGACCAAGTTTCAGGATTGTTACTCTGTGCCATTGCACCGGTGTGTGGATTAATCGGTTTTTTAGTTAGTTTGCCGTTCTTCTTTTTTTTCAGAAGTCCAGCAAACCCATTGGTTCATTTGTTTTAGCTCTATCGGTACGTTCTCATACACCTGTGCCACCTCCTAGTTAGAATTTAAAATGGTAAATCATCGTCAGAAATATCTAGTGGCTTACCATCGGTTGCAAACGAATCATCTTTCTTTTTAAATTCATGTCCTAAAGGACCAGTCAAATTCGATACATCCCATTTTTTCACGTTTAAGTTTTGATACGTATTACCGTTGTACTCAGATTCTTCGTTTTTAACAGTCACTCGACATGTTTTGAATGTCATGTCTTGCATTAATTCTTCTAAAGAGCTGTACTCTTTTCCGTTTTGTAATTGCAGCGCTTTACCAATCGTATTGATTGCTTGCGCGTTGAATTGGCCCGTTTCTTTCGATGCCCAAATTTTATGAAATACGTGCATGTTCTTACCTTTTTGCTCTACATCATTACGCACAATTAAATCTAAGTTAATGAACTCAGTACCGCTTTTGGCTGCATCTTGTTTAGTAAGATAAACAACTACCTCGTACGTTCCGTCTGCTAAACCGCCTTCGAAAATATTATCGTGATCCAATTTTAAAAATGTCATGTTAGTTTCTCCTTTTGGCTCGTTGGCCTTTTTTATTTTTTTTTGGTTTGGTTAAATTGAACTTTTCTTTTATTTCAACAATTCTTTGTTTTCGTAAATGTTTCCGATGACTTCTAGCTCTGAGTCAGTGTAAACGGCATTACACAATAAAAACTCTTGTGAATCTTCTTCAGCGCAATACGCTCCGTCCAAAAACACAACCTTTGCTACACGAGCTTTGTCGCTTGAGTTACCACCTGTCCGCAACGAATCAAAGTCATTGAACTTAACAATATCACCCTCATAAATGTCTACTCCGTTTTTGTCTTTTAAACCTGTGTACTGCCCAACACTTTCGGTAACTACTGCTTCCCAATTTTCGATAGCGATGTACTCACTGTTCAATTCGGCAATGCCGTTAACAATAACGTTTCCGTCGACTAAGTCACCGTACACCCATTTGTTTAAGCGTTTTGAATAGCCTCTAAATTTAGTTTCTCCCATTTCGTCCACTCCTTTAATTTTTTTGTAGAAACGTATTCTTTATACTCATCAAAAATTTCTTTGTTTTTAAAAGCAAAACTGTATCTATCTTGATGTAGTTTGCTCGTCCAACCAGCAACACAATCTAACTCAAACATTTCTTTGTAAACGTTCTGTTTCTCATTGAAATAAAACTCAACGTCACCTTTCGTTTTCCAGTACCGTGATGTGCCAACGTCGCCCAACGTTTGTGTGCTCTCTCGTTGTCGTGCTTTTTCATGTTTCGCTTTTGCTGTTTTCGCTTTCTTAACCATTTCTTTTAGTATGATTACTGAATAGTTTGTAATGAGTTCACTTCTCACGCTCACAACTTTCACCCCTTATCTAATTCCTAAACGTTTAGCCTGAACCCATGCCCAACCGCTCTTGTACCCCAAAGACTTGCCTAACTCTTGCAACTCTTTCAAATCCTTGCAATCTTCGGGCTTTTTAAAGTTCAATTTCATTTCGAATTTATCAACTTTTTCTAAGTCCTGGTCTACTTCTTCGTAGACCGTTTCTTTTACTTCGATTGGTTGCTCATATCCGCAGTACGGACATTTGCGGTCAATGCCTGCGTAAGTACCGAAGCATTCATTACACGTTTTTACAGGTGTTTCCATTTCAAAGTTCGCTTTCTTTTTGCTGTTTAACGACCACTGACGACTCATATCGGGCAGTCCGAATGTAGTCACGTTAGCTACGTGGTCGATGATAATTGAACGTTTGCCGGGCTTATAACGCATACCTCGCATAGACTGTTGAATGTACAACGATAATGATTTTGTAGGTCTTAGCATTATCACCGTTGAACAATCTGGCACATCGAAACCCTCGCCAATCAAATCAACATTACAAAGAACTTTGATTTCTTTATCTCTGAATGATTGTATAATATCGTCACGTTCATTTTTATTGGTCTTAGCATCAATATGTTTCGCTTTTATTCCGGCATCGTTGAATGCCTGTGCTGTTTTAATGCTACTCTCTAGACTGTGACAGTAAGCAATAGCTTGCTCTCCCTCAGCTAATTTAAGGTAGTGTTTTATCACATCACCGTAGATTGCTTTGTGTGTTTCAATTTCCTTATCAATCGATTGCTTCGTAAATTCCTTTAAGTGACCTATCTTTAAGTTTTCTTGCTGCATAAGTTTTGGTGCGTAGTAATCGTATGGAGCAAGTCGCTCATTTTCGATTAACCATTCAACAGATACACCTTCTAATAAAACGTCGTTGATTCCGCCTAGACCATCGCCGTTTAACCGAACAGGTGTTGCTGTAAATCCTAAACGTTTCACATCACTGAAGTAGTCGTATATTTTTTGATACGATGCAGCTAAACCATGATGAGACTCATCTGTGATAATTAATTCCGGTGTGGGTGTTTTATCCAGTTTTTTGACAATCGTTTGGACCATTGCGAACTGAACGTAATTGACATCCACACCCACGAAATCGAAAGTGTTTTTAATTTGGTCTATCAACTCTTTTCGGTGGACCAGGAATAGCACTCTCTTTTTATTACTAGCAGTCATACGAGCTATTTCAGCAATCATAATTGATTTACCAGAACCGCAAGGACTTACGATACAAGGAGCTTTGTATCCGTCTCTAAAAGCGTTTCTAGTGCGTTCAATTAAATCTTGTTGATAGTCGTAGAGCTTAATCGTCATACTGTACTAAATCTTCTACTAGACATCCTTTGCGGTCGTCTAGTTGATTTTTAACGAACACTCCTGGCGACGGTTCTAAAATAAAACCTCGTGTTTTTTTCTCTGTGTTGATAGCTAATTTTGCAACAACATCACACAAACCCATGACGTTATCGACTATTTTCGCTGAAATTTGAGGTAAAAATCGATTGTATATCTGACCGCCCTCTGTTTGAAATTGGTCTGTTGTTTCCCAAGCAGTGATAAAAATATCTTTATCAATATTTTTCAACGATCGTATCGCACCCATGATGTAAAATTGCATACGTTGATAGTCAGCCATCGAAGGGACTAAATTATTTTTACCTTTACGCCCCATTTCAGCGAGCAATGCACGCTCTAACTCTGAAACATTATCAATGAATATGTTGTCGTGAGGTGTTGTTTTACAGTATTGAATCGCCTCGCCGAATGAGTCCCACGCGTTGTGCGTATCGACTGATATAATATCGACGTTTTCAGCACCCTTTAAAACACCTGTCGTTTTATCGATGTCCACAACTAGCGTTGTTCCTTTTAAATATCGCGCTGTGGACGTCTTCCCTGTTCCTGGCTGCGCATATATCAATCGCATCGACTTCGTTTTCACGATGTCGGTCGCTTTAATAAGTCCCATTCGTATCACTCTCCTATTTAATATTTAAAGATTGGCTTTTAACGATTGAAACGCCTTTTATTTCAGTACCTTCAAGCAACGCTTTCTTTAACGCTGACTTACTAATCTCTCTTTTTTCGATGTAAAAATCAGTCGGAACGTTCTTTTCATCTTCGATAATGACTTTGCCCGCATTGTTGCGAACACTGAAAGTGAATAAGTCTGTTGTTATTTTTGTTTTATCTGTAGCAGTCATACTGTCTAATAAATTTTGTTTCATGTTTAAAATGTTTTTTTTCTGTTCGCTTGCGCATGTCCGCTAGTCTAAGTTCTTCGTTTCTAATCGTTTGAGCATGTCCTGTTAGCTCTTGAATGACACGACCATAATCATCTGCCTTGTGTTCAATCTCTAACTCTAAGCTCTCTAGCGTGTCTTTAAACGCGTCTGAATCGCTCGTTGTTGCAAGTTCTTTTAGCATTGTTGCATTGTTTGTTAACTCGTATAGTGTTGCCATTAATTAGCCTCCCTTTCCTATTTCGTCCAAATACTCACCTAAAGCGTTGTACATATCAATTGGATGTAAATCAGCTGTGCTTATACCTTCATAATGAAGTTCCATTCGGACGTCATCATCGTCGTAACTGTCACTACGTTTCAATATTTCATACACGTATGCAAGTTCTACGTTGGTTAGATATATAGTCGCCTCATTGCTCCACACCGTCATGCTTAACCTCCGTTCGTGATAAACGACGTTGCCTCTATTCTCTTTCCGCCAGCCGTTCTCAACGTTGATTGTATCCATTTCAAATCGCCTTCTGAATCTTGAGTACCGCTGCCGATTATTTTGCAAAACTTATCAGCGGCCTTTTCATTCGTTCGCCACGCGTACATATAAAAGTTTTTACCTTCGCGGTATAGCTCGATGATTTTCTTTTCATCATCGCTCAGCTCATTAAGCTGCATGTTTGTCACTCTCCTTAACGTGTCGATGATATTGATTGCTTACATCAATAATCTTTTCAAATTTACTTGCTTGCGATCGCTTGCTGATTAATTCTGAAATAACGATGTTATATAGAAAGTAACTGAATAACGCTGCACTCATTACAATTAAAATTAAGTTGTATAGGATTGGCATGTTTTGTTCCTCCTTTATACTTCTACGCCTTTTTCGGAAAATAAAAATTTAATTTCATACTCTGAAAAAAATTCTTCTTGTACCGCTAAAGCTTCACCAAACTTAAAATCTGATTTTCCTTCGATTTTATCTGACACCGTTTGGTAACGAACACCTAAAAAGTCAGCGATATCAACTAACGTGACGTTCTTTTTCTTACGTACATCTTCAAGATTTATCATAGTAACACTCCTTCCTAATACGAAAATTCGTACCATTTATTAAAAAAATAAACTTTACACTTATAATGTTATACGAATTTTCGCACCAAGTCAAGACGAAAATTCGTATTTTTATTGATTAATTTATTGATATGCGATTTTTCGCATGTTATAATATGGTTATAAGGAGTGGTGACATGACCATCGAAAGCAAGTTAAAAAGATTAATAGAAGATAAATATGATAATATAAAGAATTTTTCAGAAAAAATAGACCTACCCTATACAACGGTCAGGTCTATCCTGCAAAGAGGTGTTATGAATTCTAAAGTAGAAAACATAATCAAAATTTGTGACGGGTTAAATATAAAGTCAGAGCAATTACTTTCAAGCTCAGAAGAAAAATCTACAGAAAAAGTTTCTACAAAACCAACACCAATACATAGAAAAGGTGTAGGTAGTACTATAAAAATGCCACACTACCCATCGATAGCAGCTGGAACATTAGCTGAGATGGAGAGTGTTGAAGTCTGGAACGTCGATAAAATAGATATACCTTCTGTAATGTTAGGCTCTTATTCTAATAGCTCTGATTTATTTTCGATGAGAGTTAATGGGGAGTCTATGGACAAAGTTATCCCTGACGGTGCGATTATTGTTGTAAAACCTGTAGAAAATTCGTCATATAAAGATGGCGATATAGTTGTGTTCAGTTACAATGAAGAATACTCGCTAAAACGCTATCGCCCTAACATGATTAACGAGTTCGTTGTGTTTGAACCAGACTCATCAAACCCTAACTTCAAAAGCATACCTGTCAGCAAGAACGATCTATACGAATCTAACGAAGTTAATATCTATGGAAAAGTTGTATTTTTCTCAACTACCCTATAGATACATAGAAAATGAACGTAAAAACATAGAGATATGTAATTACGTTCTTTTTTTATGCTCTGAACTACTGTATTATTAATGATAGTAACAAAAAAAGTGCACGCAAATAGACAACAGGGGGAATTAATAATGGCTAAAGTTATTAAAGTAGAGCATGACGGCGCGACAATTGTAAAAAATGATGGTGAGTTAATTAAAGTTCCAATGAGTGAGTTTAGTTTCAGACCAGCAGTTCACGATGAAGTAGAAGTTTTCGACGACAATGGCAAATATATCATTAACAAGTTAACATTTGTGAACGATAATATTGACACTAGTGGTAAAAAAGTCAGCAAAGTGGCTTATATCGTTTTAGCTATCTTATTAGGCTGCGTTGGCGTACACAAGTTTTACGCAGGTAAAATAGGTGTAGGAGTAGTATTCGTTATTTTCTGCTGGACAGGAATACCTGCGCTCATCGGTTTTATTGAAGGGTTAGTTGCTATTGGAAAAAAAGCAGATGCTGACGGTAATATCTACTTATAACAACACGAGAGAGCCTACAAGCTCTCTTTTTTTTATTTACATGTATTTATCTACCGGTTGGAGTAAACTACGCCCACGGGTTGTATAATGGCTTTGTATTAGCTTTATCTCTGTTCTCAAACCAATTGAACATTTTTACAGGTTTCTTTTGTGCTTTCTTGTTAATAGTTACTTGTTTTTTAAGACGTTTATTGAAGATGATTTGAGCAACTTTGTTTTTAATATAATTATTAGAGATTTTTAAAGAAGATAAAACAGATGTGATTGAAATTTCATCGCTTGAGTCGTTGTTGCTGTAGGCATCTACCTCATCACATAAAGTGTCAACTACAGTGGCAATATGAGTTTCACTCGCTGGTAAAATGGTGATTATAGATGCTCCAGCGCCACCACCGTAACTTTTAGAATAGCGGTGTTCAATGTTGATTGCATTAGCCTCTTTTAACGCTTTCATTGCACGTTTAACAGTTGATAGACTGATGAACAGCTTATCAGCTATAGTTGAGTACAAAACAGTGCATGCGCCTCGTGAGTGCATTGCACACGTACCTAAGTAACCTAATACATTTCTAGCACTTTCTTTCAATTCTAACTCAGCTTTATAAAATTCAATTGTTGCTTTAAGATCATTTGTATTTGTAAATGTCGCTTTCCCTCTTAATTGTTTAAACATAATAAACTCCTCCAGTATTTTTTTAGTGGAGGTAGAAACAACCGTATTGAAATGTAACTGTTTTTAAGTTACAATGAGAGTATATTAAATATTTGAAATGCCTCTCACTTTGGTGGTGTTGTGGTTGTTTCTACCTTTAAGTCACTCGTTGGTAGCGAGTGACTTTTTTTGTATATATTTATTGTAGCACTTTTAAGTTGATAATGTAACAACTAAATTCGAATATTTACAGATGTGTAAATTTACACAAATGCACACTTACACAAATGCAAAAATACACATTTACACATTTACACATGGAGTTGTGAGAATGCCTATACAACAACGTTTTATGACACTTGTATTTACACATTTGCAAATTTACACATTTACACATTTGCATAAATGAAAATTTACACATTTCTACATTTACACATTATTTTTTTTAGTGTACAATGAGAGTATAAAAAGAGAGGGTGTGTAATCATGTATCAAGCAAAAAGACCTGTGACGATTACAATTTCAAACGGAAAGGGTGGCGTTGGTAAAACAACATTAACACGTCACATTCCATTTCATTTAGCGTTAAAAGGTTACAAATGTTTAGTGATTGATGGTGACCCGCAAGCGAATTTAACAAAGACAATGATTATTACAAAACAGTTATATAAAGCTGCTGATGATAATGAAATATTTATTATTGAAAAAACATTGATGGCTGGTATAAGAGATGGTAAGATAGACGATTTAGTTGTTAATGTAATGAAAAATCTTGATGTTCTACCTTCTCATATTGATTTTAAAAGTTATCCCACTTATTTAAGTAAAAAATTTGGAGTGGCTGAAATTACAGATGAAAATTACTATAAAGTTGAAAAAAGTAAGATGGAACATTTTAAAAACTTGATTGACACTGTAAAACCTAATTATGATTTTGTGTTCATAGATACACCGCCAACTGATTCAGATTTTACAAGGTTAGCTTCATATAGTGCTGATTACGTACTGATAGCTTTTCAGACTCACTCTGACAGTTTGGACGGAGCTAAAGTTTATATAGAAGAACAACTATCAGAATTAGTTCAGAAATTCGACTCAAAACTTGAAGTTGTTGGTATATTACCGAACGAATTTGATTCGTCTGGAGCTTCAGACAAAAAAGTTATTGCAGATGCTTATGAAATTTTTGGTGAAGCAAACATGTTCAAAAACATTGTAAAATATACTAAACGTATACAAACTATTGTAAGAAATGGATTGAGCGTTGAGGGGTATTGGAATGAGCAGTTAGCTAATAAAACAATGATACCAATCACCGATGAGCTGTTAGAAAGATTAACAATATTGGAGAGTGAAACAAATGAGTGAAAAAATGGGGATGTTTAGAACAAATAAAGTGTCGACGGACTATGTTGAAATGCAAAAGCCGAAAGAGGTCTACGCTGGAATTGTAGAAGATGATTCTGTAAAATTAGACCCTAATGATCGTAGCACAATAAGAGTTCCAATAAAAACGAAACTCGAGTTAGATTCTTTGATGGCTACATTAGGTTATCAATATTCTTATGAAGCTATATCAGACCTCATTGGATTTGCATTAGACAAGCTTGAAGCTGAAGATATTCGTGATTATGAACGTGGTTTTGAAAGTAGAAAAAAAGCGTATTTAAAGAGAAAGAACAAATAGAATATGACTTAAATTAAACAAAAACCGTAAGGGCAATAGTCTTTGCGGTTTTTTTTTGCGTTGTTTTGTACCGAAAATGACTTTTTTTGGGAGGTTATACATGTAAGAAGAAATTTTTTACTGAAAAACGCACTAAAACATTGATTTTAGCGCTTTATATATTAGAGGAGGAGGTGCAGGCATGATTAAATACATTTCTAAAAATAACGGATTCCGAATTGAAGTTGATTTAGTAAAAATTGTAACGATCATTTTTTTATTTTTAAATAATTAAACCCAACACTGAATAAAAATACACAACAACTTCCGCAAATGTGTATTATGTTAACCAACTTTAAAACAGAAATACTTTAGCCATACGACTTTTAATCAGTCGTGTGGTTATTTTTATGTGCAGTAAATATACACTAGTTGTAGCAACGGTTTTCAGAGCGTTAGTGTATAATGAAGTGCATAAGATAGTGCATATTATTTTTAACAAAGAGAGGTGATTATTCATGAAAATATCGTATGACTACAGCGAGTTTCTTCAAGAGCTAAAAGAAGAATTGCAGATAGGCACGTTAGATTTAAGCAGTGATATATTGATTGTTCGTTCCGACCAGGCATTGATAGGGAACTATCAACCGATTATTGATTGGTACTACTCTGATGACGAACCAGAAGAACCGACGGTCTCGGCAAGAGTGACAGACGTGTATGATGAAATGGAAGAAATGAACACTATTATATGAAATAAAAAGTCCTCTGCCGTTTTGGTAGAGGATTTAATTTTAAACAAATTAATCAAATCGCTTGCAATTAATTACGATATATCGTAATATATAAATATAGACAAGAGAGGATGATTAAAAATGATTATTAAAACACAAGCTAAAAACGGGGTTATCACACAAGCAGTAAAAACATATGACGAGTTAACTGCCGAAGAAAAGAAAAAACTAGTTTTTGTAAGTGGTACTAAAAAAGAATTTTACGAAAACTATATCGTTAACTACAATAAAAAAGGCGACTTATTAAGAGTTCAATGTCACGAATCGACTTCTGAACGGACTAAAGAAGTGAATATAAAAAGTGCTGAAATCAAAGCAACTCCTAACTTAGGTGACTTTCTTGATGCGACTTATGGGCATGGTGAAACGCAAGAAAAAGCACGTAAAAAAATTGCGGCCTCAGCAATAAAAGAACTTTTAATTGAAAATGATAGCTCTATCGCTGAGGTGTCGAGAACATCTGATGTATCAGCTACAACTATCTACTCGGCTGCGGATAAACCAGTAGCAAAAACAAGCGTTGCTGTAATAAAGGCGATAGCAACAACTATCAATAAAACACCGGGCGATGTATTGAACGAACTTATAAAACTTGAAAAAGACATGGGCTAAACAAAAAAAAGCCCTAACTCAATTAAGAGGTAGGGCTTAGTTTTACTTCACTTGTAGTTTTTGACCGATGTAAATCTTATTCACATCTGAAAGCTTGTTTAAGCTCTTGATTTTAGCTGTGGTAGTTGAATACTTTTTAGCGATAAACTCTACGTTATCGCCTGATTTAACAGTGTAGTACTGCTTAGAAACTGTCACAGTCGTTTGTTGAACGTACGACTTGTTCGCAGTGAGTAAGTGACCTGATTGCGTGATTAAACGAGGTGTGCCACCACTTGATTTTTTAATGCCTGTGATGACAAATTCAGTGCCTTTTTTGAAACTTGCTACCTGGTTAGATTGCTTATCCCAGTCAGCTCCGTTTTGCGCGTTTTTCTTGCGAAGTGTAGATGCCTTCTTCAAGGTGACACGTTTCGGATTTGTGTTGTAATAGTTATCATTCGCAGCAGCTGTTACTTTCGCAACGTC